CTATTGTGTAGTCAGGAATATTATCCATTAGAACCCCATACCAGATTGAAATTTGAGAAAGTCAATACTATTTTTTACTTGATAGCCTCTATTGTGAATCATCTTTAGAATATCTTCCAAGAAGGAAATCATCACATCATAGTAATCCATTTTAAGCTTGATTTTTGCTAGCTTATCATCAGCATTCAAATGCATAGTCATTGACTCTTTATCCCTTACTTTATATGGGAAAGGTTCCTCAACATATACTTCGGCTGCTGCCTTACCACTGTAGTAGTTATATCTCTCTAACCTAGTTTTAGCCAGAGTATCATTACATTTAGCTCTTAGAAGTTTGATTGTAGTATACAGTGTGTAATACTTTTGGTGTAGCTGTGGTATTTTTAGAGATTCGTCATGAAGATTATCTATATCAATCTTAGAATCTGCTTCCCACATTTCTTGGATGTTTTCTAAATTCATTAAAACCTTGGAGAATCGACATAATCAGGTGACAAAATTTTACCATCTTTACCTAATATTTGCATGTATGTAAATGCAAATGTCGCATTGGCAGTAAAGTAATTAACATCAGTATCTGTGGCAGTAAAGTCCATAGAAGATAATGAGGTTGGAAAAATATCCCAAAATTTAATTTGAGAAATTACATTGTAATTGCTGTTGAGTATTTGTAGTGACGCATCACTATACTGTAACTCCATATCCCTACCACCGTCTCTACCGGTAGTTACGTCTATAAACTGCTGGCAAGATTTTGGGAAACCCAAACCAGTAATCCAATTATGAATTAGTGTGTAATTTATCATATCCTCATCAATGAGGAATTGTATAGGCAACTCACCATACTCAACTCTATCGCCAGGTTGAGCTAATGCCTTTAAATAATTTGATTGATTCGCAATACCCAAGCTAATTTGGGGCAATGAGGCAGTATTCGCAAAGAAGCTTACTTTGGGAAACCTAGCAATAGAAAAATCAAATCCAAGAGGACTCATGTAATTTCTATTCTCTAGCTGCTTATAATAAATGTCAGCCACAGGCAAATAATATAATAAACCGTGTACTATTTAGAGGCATAAAAAAGGAGCCCCTTTCGGAGCCCCCTTATTACTGCAAAGTTTAACTCGTCGGAGTTTAACTCACATTAGGTTCTTCACCTGTACACGGCGGTAGTAGACGTTCGTGTTAACAGCGAGACGACCTAGACCTTGATCAAGTCCTTCTGCGAAGGGGTTAGCGACCATGCCGTAGCGGGTCTTGAAGCCGATACGAGGCTGGAAGCTGTCCTGACCAACTGCACGAACCATCTGGAGAGGCACGTAAGGGCAGTAGAAGAGTCCTGCGTCATAAGGTGAACTACCTTTGTAGCCCATGACGTAGTACTGCTGGGAGGAAACGTTAGCAGCATAAGGATCAATATAGACCTTGTACTTACCTTGTAGAACACCAGCGAATAGGTTGCCTGTGTCGTCAACGTTAAGGTTGGCGTTAAGAGCAGGGGTGTAATCAAGTACACCAGCCATTGTTAGAGCGGAAGCAACGTCTGCAGAACAGATGATGATATTGCCCTTCCCACGACGTGTCTGCTCGGCGATTGCGTTAGCGTCTCTTTCGATTTGGAAGATAAGTCCTTTGAACTTCTCAACAGACCAACGACCGTTGGAGTCAACGTCAAGGTCAAATACGCCAGCTTGAGCAACGTTAGCTTGAGCACCAGGAACAGCAGTTTTGTATACTGTACGGATGACTTCTCTGTTGATTTCAGCCAAGATCTCTGAAGAGAGGATGTTGGCTAGCTCAGCTTCAGCATTTAGACCGTGGATAGCCTTGAGGTCTTGTGCTAGCTCCATGCTGTACTGAGCCTTGAGTGCGCGACTCTTAGCAGTAACAGTTAGCTTCTCGATTGAGAAACCCATTTCGCGGAAAGCAGGACCGCCATCGGTTCCAAGTGCTTCAGCTTCGTTGGTAGCCATGCCCTGACCCACGTTGTAACCGACTTGATCGCCGGGTAGTGGGTTAAGGATTGCTGGGTTAGTTCCACTCTGTGAAGTGGTTCCTAGACCAACAGCAGGACCTTCATCGCCTGCGTTGTACTTACCCTGGAGGTTAGAAGGCTGACCAGAGTAGGCAGAGTTTGCTTCATCGTAGAAGGCTTCAGGACCAGCTTGACCTTCGTAGCGTGAACGCATTGCGAAGATAAGTCCAGTAGGACCGTTCATTGGCTGAACGCCGCAAATGTCGTATGCCATCAAGTTAGGCATGGAACGACGGATGAGGCTGACTAGTACTGGATCGAAACCAGCAACAGCGCCACTAGCGTTTGCGTTACCAGAGAAACCTGCAGTATCTGCACCAGCACCAGGAGGCGCTAGGGGGTTATTGGACTGGGTTGTAATTGGATTTTCGGAGAGGAAAGTACGCTCTTCTTGAAGGGCGATTGCTTGGTTCTCTAGGAGTTGTGCGGTTACGGCACGCTTGTGAGCGTCCTGGATACCTTCTCCGTGCTCTAGAACAGGAGCCCACTTCTCCATGAGCTGTTCTGCGTTAGCATTGTTATACATTAGTTAAAACCTTTGTTTGGTAAAGAATTGTTAGTTTGATCTTAATAATTTAAAAATCACTTAGAAAATCTGTCGAGCTGTTCTACTAGTGAAGCCATTTGAGCGGATAGCTCAGGTGCGGATTCATAAGTACCAACTGATTCATTTAGATCCTCGACGCTGTTTCTTGCGGTCACACTAGCAGTGCTCAAAGAGAAATAGCTCTCTTTTAGTGACTCTAGTTTTTCGCGATAACCTGTTTCACTATCAAACTCAACGTTCTCAGCCAAGGCTGCGAGTTTATCTTTTTGGGTCTCAGCGAGACCTTCAGATACGTCAGAGAGAATAGTCTCAGAAACAGCTTCACTTAAGCGGCTGTTTAGAGATACATTACGCTCAATCTGCTCATTGAGGTTTGATTCCATTTCATCAAGTCTTTCAACCATGGACTCAACAACATCGAAACGATCCTCGGGGATTGAGACATAATGCTCAGTGATCAAGGTGTGAAAGCCTTGAATAAAGCTTTCAGTCATTTCGGTGCGTAGACCATGTTCGACGGCAATGGCGTTTTCAGCCATCCACTCGTCAGCTACGTACTCTAGGTAAGCGTCTACACGCTCACTTAGGCTAGTGCGAATAGTAGCTAACTCTTCAGTTAGCTTCTCTTCATATGCATCCTGTAGCTCTTCTTTGACAATAGCAACCTTGTTACGGATGGCAGCTTCAAAGATGACGCGAGCTTTGCTCTGGAACTCTTCAGAGAGTTCTTCGCCATTTAGAAGTGCATTAACGTCTTCTTCAATATCTAGTTCAGCCATAGCGATATCACTAGAAGTGATTTCTTCTACAACCTCACCTTCAGTTTCGATCTCTTCCTTGCGGGTTTGACCGGGAACTACAGAAGCGGGTACTTTTTCGGCTTGTGAACCTGCGGGGTGAGCATCAGTAGTACCACCAGAATTGCTTCCGGGAACTACGTCAGCGTCTACCTTTTCCATGCCTTGAGCTGGTTTAGCGCCTTTATTTACCACATCCTTAACTTGCTTAAGGGGTAAAGAGGCATCTTTGAGCTTGGCAGGACCATCTGGCTCATTAGTATAGTTCTCGGGGGTTGGACCACCGAGATCTTCGATTGTTTGTCCGGGAACTACGCTGGTCGGAACCTTTTCCATTGGTTCAGCAGCCTTAGCACCTTTCGTTACTACGTTTTCCATGTCTTGTAAAAAATTAGTTGCTACCGACGAGTAAATTGATTTAACAGTATAAATCTATATTTATTTATAAGATTTATAGATTGGAGAAAAACTCAGTGAAAAGACTTAATTTCTTTTCTTGGAGTTCTCTTGATGTCACTAGTTTATTTATAGTAGATCTAGTGTCATCTACTTGCTGTTCTTTGAGGATTCCTCCACACATAACCCATTCCTTTCCTTCCATAATTCCCTGTACAAAGGCATCAGGGGCACTAGGATCAGCTACAATATCAGCAGCAGTGGAGAGCATAAAGTCTTCTCCAACTAACTTGTAACCTTCCTTGGTTTCGGTTAGTGATCCAATACCACGAGAAGAAACACCCAAGGTTACACCTTCACCGACCAAACTTTTAGCAATCTTACCCATAGGGGTTTCGAGTAACTTTGCTTTACCGATAAAGTTATTTCCCTCTTGGGTAAGTGAAACAATTTTATGTGAAACACGATCTAGGTTTACAGTAGGTCCATCAGGATGACCTAGTTCTCCTAGAGCACGCCCATTATTTACATACTGTTCGTTATAGCGAGCAACTTCACGCGCTAAGGTATCGGTCTTATAGACGCGACCATTGCGGTTCTTTTGGTTGCCTTGAAGGAAAATACCCTCGATGAACATAGATTTTTTACCGTTGATTTCCTCAACGATAAAGTTAACTGAGTTAATTTCTTCTGTAATTAGTTTCATCTTAGTAGTGCTTTCTCTAGTTATGTGTAATTGCTGACAATATCAGCCTTGATCTTCACCTCCCTCTTCCCCTTGAAATAGGTTAGAGGCAGCGACTTGACGGAAATCATCAATTCTTTCACTACTTTTTGCAAAAAGAATATCTTTGATTTCTTGGGTTACTTCAGAAGGCGAAGAGCCTGATGCAATAGCATCAATGATATTTGAGGACATAATAAAAAAAACCAAGTTAAAGTTATTTAGTAAGATTAAAATTCACCTTCACCTGATTTAGGTTTTAGGATTACGTTTGGATCTGTAGGTACAATGCCAGCGGCACCATCAATTGCAGTTTGATCCATAGTAGCTGCTCCTTCATCAGCCATAGGTTCTCCGCTAGCAGCAGGTAGTGGCTCACCTGTGATTGGATCTAGAGTTGATGGATCTGGGATAGTACCATCAGCAATCTCTTTCTCAATGAGTTTATCCTGCTCTTCCATCTCACCATCAGTCTGGCGAAGAATTTTATTGCGAACAAATTCTTGTGAATAATACTTACCAATATAAGGTTCTGCTTGAGCTAGTAGATTTAGACGCTCTTGGAAGAGTTCTGTTTCTTTTAGTTCAGCAAAGTGATTGTCATATAAGAAATCATACTGAATATTATCCTTGATACCTTCCCAATCATCTGGGGTAATAACATTTTTTAGGATAAGTTGAGTTTTTAGTATATCACTGAATAAACCAGCAAAACGCTTGCGAAGGCGAGCAACGAACTTGGAAAATTTTACCTCGTCTCGTAAAATCTCACTAGAACGTCCCATATTGAAACCTTCATTACCGCCTGGTTGGCGTGAAGCAGGAACTCCAAGAGCTGCGTATAATTTGTTACGGAAATACTCTAGGTCAGTGATCTCACCTAGGTTTTGACCCCCAGGTAGAGTTGAAATTTCTGTTCCACGACCACCTTCACGGCGAGGGAGCCAGAAATCTTCCAACATTGACATCACTTTCTTATCATTCTTCATCTCACCAGTCTGTGCGTTATAAGTTAGTTTATTCCTATAACGACTCATTACTTGCTGTAGATATTGTTCTGCCTTTACTTTCGGCAAGTTACCTACATCAATATAAAAAATACGACGTTCTGGTGCGCGAGATAAACGATAGATTACAATCGCATCCTCAATCATTTTTAGCTGATTTACTGCTTTAATTGCTTTATGTAACCAAGATAGAACTGTTTGATCATTTCTATTGACCAGACCCGAATTGCAGTAAGCAATAGAATCTTTAGCAATTTTTATTGATGAGGTTGAACCACTCCCATAACCTGTTATGGTATTAGCTCCAGGTGTATAAACATAATACTCATCAATATCTTGACTGAAAATATTATTACGCCCTAATGGATTTCGACCACCAATATTATTTTTGGTTAGGACTTGGGAAGCCAACTCGTTAGTTGCTGCTTTATCACTAAGTTTGCGAACAAACTTGATCTTCATAGGATCAACATAACGCAAATCCATAATCCCATCTTGTGGCTTCTCAAAGTCAATAACCTTGAGAAAATGCATTCTCCCATCAATGTACCAATTACGAAAAATTTCGTGGGATCGCTTATCAAAGTCTAATAGTTCTTTGATATACTTAAACTCCTCACGTATAATATTTTTTACTTTTTCGCTTGCATTTACATTGCTTAATTCAACTTGAACAGGTGATTCATATAGATCACTAACAATTGCTTCATTAACAATGTCTTCAATAGCACTATCCACTTCTGGATACAATGCCATCTCTCTGTATCGGCGAATTAATTCATATTCTGTCCTATAGACACCCTCAATATCAACATATGATCCCCCAAAACCACCGGAAGCAAAATATTCAACCCCATCAGAGTTGTTATCTGGAACGGGGCTGATAGATCCAGGACGTTGGACATCAGTATCTTCAATTGAAAAACCAAATAGCTTTCCCATAATAATAAAAAGTGGGTGTATACCGTCTTACACTTATATTTAGCGCATAAAAAAAGGACCCCTTTCGGGATCCCGTTTGATAATTGTGAGTGAATCAGAAGATGTCCTGACCACCTGCGTTGGGTCCAATACCCTTAATGGCTTCCCACCACTGAACTTGCATCTCTACGGTGAACTCTTGAATGGTATCAATAGTATCGTAGTTAAGTTCGATGGTTGAGATGTTCGTTGGGAACACGTCGTGGAAGCGATAGGTGCGTAGAGTAGAACCGTCGCGGTCTAGCTGATCGACATAAGCATCAGATTGATACTCTGCGGGATCCTGTGTACCTGTAGCGTCTTCCATGCGATTCATCGTATTCATCCAGTTCTCGAAGGCAGAACGGATAGCGAAGTCGGTGTCGTTTAGGACTGTGATTGTCCAGGTATCGAAGGTTCTGTCGCCAGCAATCTTCAATGTACGACCACGGAAGGGAACATCAATAGGGGTGATGTTTGAAGCGGGAAGTGCTGCTGCCTTAACTAGGAAGCGCGACTTTTGTAGTGTATCGGTGTCGGTAGGCGCCGAGAGTGGGAACTGTAGAACAACTTCAAATAGATTGGGGCGAGCACCGCCACCAGTCATTTTTGCTTTGAAGTCGCTGATAGTCCTCAATACTGGGGATTCTACCTGAACTCTTGTACTTGCCATTTGTGATTCTCCTTTTAGTTAGGTAGTAATAATTAAACAGTGCCAACAATTTCTTCAAAACTAACGCCCGTGCGAGTAGCAACGAAGGTTAGACCAATGAAGTTAATTGAACGTGTAGGCTTGACAAAGATATCCGCAACAAACTCATTACGATCTACGACCGCAGGTGTGTTGTTAGTCTCGTCACAAACTACTAGGAAGTCTGTAATACCACGCTTCGACTTAATATCGCGAAGGAATGGCTCAACAGTATTAACGAAGTTGGTACGTGTGACCTCATCGTTAAATTCAAATAGCTGGTTGTTAGCAGCAGCAGAGATAGCATCTTCAATGTAGATAAACAAACGGCGAACGTTGATTCTATCAAATGAGGAGCTATTTGCTAGTCCAGTCTTATCACCAAATAGGGTGATACCACCAACATCATTGGAGAAAATTACTGGGTTAATGCGAGCAGAGTATAATCTGTCACGTTGGATTTGAGTTGGGTTGTATGCTAGGCGGGTTCCATTGAGGATAGCGCCACGAGTTGTACCAGCAGGAGAGAACCAAGGGAACGCAATCTGGTCAGTACGAGCACAGCATCCAGCGATGTCACCATTAAGAGGAACATAGCGGAACTTATCTGCGAAACGATCATACATGTACTTGTATCCTGTATCGAATACAACGAATGAGGATGAAGCAACTGTACTATAGAAACTGATTATATTACTAGTAATGATTTCAGAATCAATACTCACTTGTGCGCCAGAGGAACTATCTGTGATTTGAGAAGAGCGATATGGGCTAATGAAAGCCATTGCATCTTTGCGTTGCTCGGCGATAGAAACAAGCTTATTTGCTAGTGACTGTGCCTCAGCTTCACCATATGCGGCTGATCCCATTAGTAGGAAGTCAACATTGGTTTCGTCATTAGACTCAAAGTTGTCATATCCTGCCGCAATGTCACCAACACTAACTTGTAGTGCTCCAACTTGCTCAATGTCAATTCCACCGTCGTAGTTTTTGCCGTTCTCTAGGATTAGCTGTAGATTTCCGCAGCTAAGGAACTTGGTGTTACGAACTTGGCTATCCCAAGCACCACCAACATCAGGGATGAATGTACCATCAACGAAAGCAGTAGGTACAGTTTGGGCGGGTTGAGAACCACCGAAAATATAACGGGAGGTGTTTACTAGGAACTTTCTCCAATAAGAAGGAGTGCCTACAGAGAATTCTGCGTCTCTACCTTTAGAAATACCGATACTCTTCTCAAGAATAGTTCCAGCGTTTCCAGTTACTTCTCCAGTAGCATCAAAGATAACAATATGCATCTCATCAAAACGAGAGTTGCGACTACGTGCATACTCTGTTGTGGTGGGACGATTTGTTAGTGTGTTCCAGGGAAGTTCTATTCTTCCACTCTGCAATGATACGGTCTGATCATCAAACCAATCTCTTGGAATGATTGAGTTGCTAAGAGTAGTAACAACTCCTACTTGGTCGCGGATAGTAAAATCGCTGCCAACATAAGACCAAGTACCACCTTGCTGATACTCAACTTCTACCTCTGATCCACCCGTTGGGGTGAATGATAGAATTTTTACTTCTAAGCTGTAGTCGGTGGCGGTTGAGGTTATGCCAGTGATAATACCCTTAAGCTCACCATCAACCAAGCTAGTTGTTCCTGCGCCAGCAGCAACTTTAGTAATTTGTTGAGTAAGTCCTTGACCTTGAACTAGTGTAGCTCCATTGATAGTGGAAATTCCAGTAAAAGTCTGGTCTGCTCTACCATCAATAAAAGCAACCTTTACACCGTTAGCCCAAGAACCTGGGTTTCTAGCAACGACGGTGTATCCAGGTATAGTATTTTCATCATACCCAAGAGCCTCATAATCTTCTAGACTCTTAATTTTGATATCAGTTGTAGCTACACCTGCGTAGCTATTTTCAATTTTTGCGTTGTCAGAACGCACAACCTGCATAATACCACCATATGAAAGGTATGACGCAATTGTTAGCCAACCTTCATACTGTCTATCAGTAGAAGATGGTTGACCGAAAACATCAAGTAGTTCATTTTCGCTGGCAATTAATACAGGCTCATCAACAGGTCCCCTGGCGAAGGGGGCAACAATTGCGCCGGTTTTATCAGATGAAGTTTGTACTTGACCTAGAGTTAGGTCAACTTCTCTGACTAAAACACCGGGCGATGCTAAGTTTACAGGCATCTTTGGGGTCTCCCTATGAAAGTCCGAAATAATCTAAAAATATTTATAAAAAAACACATTTAGACCCCCCTTTTCTAGCTATAGTCCCACATGTAACTCATACTTCCATACTCATCAACGGTGTTCCACCTTTCCCCTTGAGCATCAACAAAACTATCATTATCATCCATAGAACTAATGAACCCAAATGGTGCCATATCTTGCTCAATTTGGTTTTCCTTATCATTATATATTTCTTTACGGACATCATTATCCGTCATCTCTCTAAAGTAATCTTGAGCAACACACCAAGCAAAAATAACCATACACATAGCAAGGTCATCATTACATCCATCTTCAGCCGCAAATGAGTTATTCCTAGCAATAAATGTAGTAAGTTCCTGAACAATATTAAAATCACAGAACTCTAATTTCTTTTCTTCCACCAGAGCCTTCAGATTAGAGCAGCCGAGCTTCTTCGTGGCTACGCTCATCTTTACGCCTAATTGTGTTTTAGAGCCGCTGAAGCCCGCTCCAAGCTGCTGTCCTGCTCTTCCACGCATCGCACACATCATTACGTTGGGGTATTCCAAGTCATAGTTCAGAATAGAGGCAACTTGGTCACCAATATCATTGACCTCAATCAGAACATGAGCTCTGTTATATGATTTAGCAACTCTCTCAATAATACTTGGGAATACCATAGGTTTGATTTCATTGTCCCTGTATTTCGCAACAACCTTATATGGGAAAGCTGATGTATCAAAAACAACAAACGCCGAGAAATCTTTACCGACACCACGAGCAACGTCAGCTGTTAGTACATATGTGTGATCATCTTCTGGGTCTTCAAAAATATCTAATCCTTTATTTTTTGTAATGGGCTCTCTATATTCCATAGCTCTTAAAGCCATGGGAGAGATTAGTGTATCAACAGAACCAATGAACTCACACTCAAACTCAACCTTGAACTGCTCCTCGCTCGTATTCTTAATAGTCGTCTCTTTCCATACTTCATCCCTACCAGGAACTTGCGACCAGTGAACTTCAATGGGATTGTAATCATTCCTTCCCCTTTCAGCATCGTGCCACATTCGGTAGAAGTGGTTCATACCGTGAGGAGTAGAAACGATAATAACCTTTGTAGATTTACCAGAAGTAATTGTTGGATATACAGACGCGAAGAACTGGTCAGCAATGTTGTTTTGAACGAACGCAAATTCGTCCAAGAAAATAATGTTGAAGGACATACCACGAACAGCAGATGCTGATGTGGAAGCAGCTAGGATAGTGGAACCATTCTCAAGTTCAACAGAACCTTTGTTCCAAGA